CTCTCCGCTTATAACGGTGTTAAGGGTATGTACACTAATTAAGTGCCTCTCAGATACTACCTGACGCTCATAGCGTGTAGTGTTAGCTTTTATCGCTCTCGTTAGTTGCTTGCCTAAGTATGGTTCGAATTTCATATTATTATTTTATCTCTTAAAGTTGTGTAGTTTTTTATACGCTCGTCAAAAAAGAAGTTCATATCTTTATCCTCGTCGCTTGTACCCCAAGTACGTTTAGCTTCTCTTAGCTCTGCTATTGTTTCGTTAACCATAGCTGCTAAAATTATTTGTTCGTCCGTTGTTAGTGTTATTATCATAATGCAAATATAGTATTTATTTTTAATACAAAGTTAACTTTTAAGTTTATTTTTTTCTTTTAATTTTACGTCTATAAGTTCAAGAAGACAAGCAAAACCTATTACAAAATTTATAACTGCGTAAACCTTGCAGTCTACTAAAGCTACCGTAAAACCGAGAGGCATTAACATTGTGCCTACTTTTAATATTTCTTTTTTCATTTTACTAAATAATAACAATTAGAGGTTGCTAAAAAATTAAACCAGTCAGCATCTGTATTATGCTCAAGCTCCTCGAAAGTAGCTTTTGAAAATTGCGAGGTTCTAAATTTACTATCCTTTACTCTTATAGTAAAGGTGCGGTCTTTTTGGTTTGCTTTTACGTTCATAATTAAAATGCTGCTATTATAAATGACTCGTTATCTATTTTTATTACTTGTGTGTAGTCTGTTAAAACTTCTAAAGTAGGATAGTCGCTTTTATCATACTCGTTATGAAAGTCTTCTAAACTATCGTACTCTACAAACTCGCAGCATAACGCGATGACGTCTAACTCTATTTCTGTCCCGCAGTCTTCACTTAGCTGCTCTAAGTAATCAAATAAAGATTTTAAGCCTTGAGTAGAATATTGATTGCCTCTGCCAAATTCATTAAATTCTCTTTTAAAATCGTAGTAGTTAATTGTTTTTTTCATTTTGTTATTGTTATTATGAGGGCAAAAATAAAGTATTAAATTTTAATACAAAAGAAAAACTTTATTTATTTTTAATTTATTTTTATTGCTACCATATCCTCAGCTCCTTTGCTACTGGTAATCAATATACTCTTTATTACTTTGTATCCGTCATTCTCAAATATTATGTCCTCTATCATCTTAACCATAGCCACACAATTAGAAGCATCTAAGGGTCTGCTTTTAAAAGTGAAGTGGTATTCAGTATTATAACTCTGAGAAGCTGGCAGAACATCCTTAAACTGGCTTTTAACTATTAGAGTATAATTGTCTTTTATATTTTTACGCTTAGTCCAATGCATACCAGCGTACCACTTGTTAAGGCTTATTTTCGGTAAATCTTTTAAAATTATTTTCATTTAAGTACAAATTTATTTTTTTATTCGGATTGTATTATTATATTTGCTGCCGTGCAACATTATAAAAGACTTTTCATATTTAACAATATTGAGCCAAGCGGGGAGGTGTCACTTATGTTGCACGCATTAAATCGCCTCCCTAAGGCTCTATTAAAAAAAAATAAAGACGTGCAACAATGGCAAAAGAACTACCGTATTTTCAATTCGAACCAGCCGAGTATCTAACTAAAGATATATCGTTTTGCAGTTTATCTGCTCAGGGTTTATTCATTAACATTTGCAGCTACTACTGGCAGCGAGAATGTAAACTAACAAAAGAACAATTTTTAAAACGCTTAAATAATGAGCTTGAATTTAACGAGTTATTAAATGAGGGAGTTTTTAGTATTGACGAGGAAGGTTTTATTTCAATTAAATTTTTGGACTTTCAATATGCTAAAGCAACTAATAAAAGCGTAACTAATTCAGAGAATGGAAGCAAAGGAGGTAGACCAAAAAAAGAAAAAATAAACCCAACCGAAACCGAAATTAAACCGAATCAAAACCCAATTAAAAGCGAATCAAAAGGCATAAGAGAAGAGAAGATAAAAGAAGATAAGATAAAAGAAGAGAATATAATAGATAGCAGTAAACTGCTAAGTCTTTATAATTCTATTTTAGGTAAAACTGCAAGAGTAGTAAATACTAAAACTAAATCTCAGATAAAAGACAGACTAAAGGAAGGTTACACTAAAGAGGATATAGTAAACGCTATACGCAACGCAAGCAAAGACCCACACCACATAGAATTTAACTACAAGTATCTAACTTTAGAGTTTATTACAAGACCTGATAAGCTTGATAGATTTGTAAATATGGGAGACTTTAAAATCAAAACTCAAATACTATGATAAAATCAAGCAGCGAAATATTAGACCAGCTTATGAGCCTTTATAAAAACGGAGTACCTGAGGGAAGTGGAATAGGTTTAAAGTCTTTTGATAGTCAATTAACTTTTGTTAAAGGTGGATGTACTGACATAACGGGTTATCCTTTCTTTGGTAAATCTCTTTTTATGAAGGAGATTATGATGGGACTAACTTTAAACGAAGGTTGGAGACATTGCGTTTATATGCCTGACGATGGAAGCGATACCGAGGTAATATCTAATTTGATGCATAAACTAACCGGTAAGACTTTTTTAAAGAATTATCCTAACACTATTACCGAGAAAGAAATAAGCAAGTATAGTACCCAGCTTTGTGATAGCTTTAAGTTTATCTCCGCAGAGCATAACATAGAGCCTGAAGCCTTTTGGAACTATGCAAAAGAAAATAAATGTACCTCCGCAGTAATAGACTCTTGGAACTACTTAGCTCACAAAGGAGAGCCAACTAACGCAGACTATTTACGTAAGATACTTTCTTTAAGAAACAGATTTATGGATATAAATAAGATGCATTCTTTTATAATTATTCACCCTAAAAATCCTGACCCTAAGCAAGTAAAAGACGGGTCAGTAAAAAAGCCAAGTGTTTACGATTTAATGGGCGGTAGCGAATGGAATAACAACGGTAGAAATATAGTCGTAGTTCATAAGGATAGCAAAGAAGACCACCACCCGTATAAGATAACGGTAGATAAAGTTAAGCCTAAACATTACGGAAAGCTTGGAGAGTGTGTCTTGCATATCGACTGGGCTTCTCAAAGGTTTTATGAGTTTGACCATATACATAACACAAAGAAATACGCCTACGCTACTGAGGAGATAGTAGTAGACCCAATTAAAGATATATTCGCAGTAAGTAACGACCAACCTTTTTAAATTATGACAGACCAAGAAGCAAAAGAGATATTAAACAAACCAGCTATTTGTAAAGAGGCTGAGCGTTCGGTGCGAGATATGAAATTAAAGCTCGCTAAATACTCAGGGGATAAGACCGAGCAGACTAAGCATTTGCAAAATTTAGATAATTTGATTAACTTAGCTTATAAGCAAGCAGTAGACATAGACGCTTACGAGGAGTTGTTAGCTACTTACCTTTTTAAAATGGGAGAGCAACAAGCCAAAATAAGAGAGTTATGCGAGCTAAACGCAATGAGTAACAAAATAGTAGAGCTATAATTATAAACTAATTGTTAACAATATGAATCACTTTTATACTTCAGACGAAGAGCGAATAGCTAAGAGTACAATAGACGCAAGGGTAAGAGTAGCTAAGTCAAACGCACTAAGCGAACAATTTTACGAGTTTGGATATAACTTTTGTACTGATTGCTTAACCTCTAACGGAATTTTAGACTGCTCTCATACCATCTCAGTAGACGAAGCACAAAAAACTCGTAGGACAGAATTAGCTTGGGACGTAGACAATATAAAAGTAAGGTGTAGAGATTGCCATATTAAGCACGATAGCCAAAGTAGAATAAAATGAAATTAAGAAATAGTATGAAAGGATTGATACAAGTAACCGCCACCAAGGGAGGGCGTACAATAACAAGCGAGGTCTTCGGAGATATGGGAGACAAAGAAACTTTATTCGGTCAGCTAATGAACCGACACAAAATAACACACAACGAACGCCACTTATGGAAGCTGAGTAGCGTAGTAATTAACGAAGAGGTAAACCTATGACAAAAAAAGAACAGATAGCCCACTTCGGTTATATAACTAGAGAGATGGAGAAGGTGTTATTCAGCAAGGGAGATGACTACGCTAACCAAGATAGACTCAGTAACTTTAAATTAGCTGGAGCTATTACGGGAGGCAACGCAAGCACGAACTGCTTAAACCTAATAGCTACTAAAGTAGCAAGGCTTGGAGTACTTCTAAACTCAGATAAAAAACCAAATAACGAGAGTATAGAAGATAGCGTATTGGACTTAGCTAATTATAGTGTACTTTTGTGGATGATAATAAACGAAAATAAATAACAACAATGGAAAAAACAGAAAAAGTATTCGCAGAGGGTTTTATGTTTAAAATAAAACCTAACTCTCCTGAGTGGGTAGTAGGTACCTTAAGCCTAAAAGCAGACGAGGCAATAGCCTTTATTCAAAAGAACACAGACAAAGGATGGGTAAACCTAAACGTTAATATCGGTAAGAGCGGGAAACCTTATGTGGAATTGGATTTATGGAAGCCAACGCAAGCGGCTGCAACATCTCCCGACCCTGAGTTTAATTCCGAAGGGCTACCCTTTTGAGGTTAGAAGAGATATATTTTGATAAGAGCATTCGAAATTATGCTCTTAAATTAACAAACAACCAGCAAGAAGCCGAGGAGTTAGTCTCTTTGGCTTTTGATATTTGTAGCCATAAGCCCCCAAAAGAAAATATGAAGGGCTATTTTGCAATAGTAATGCGGAATCAATGGCTTAAGAAATGCAACAAGACAGACCCGTACTGGGCAATAGAAGAGAGTGAGAGCGAAGATATAGAAGACGTACTCGCAAAGATGAGCCACTACAACGCTAATCTAATTAGAGCGGTATATAACGGAGACACTCTAATAAAAATACACAACGAGACCTCTATAAGCTACCGCAGCATAAAAAGTGACTACAAGAAAGCCAAAAAAGAATTTAAAATTATGTACGAAAACAAAACTAAAATAGCTATCGTAATGCCGTCGGTAAGCGGAGTAAGCTACCACCGTTTAATGATGCCGCTTGTCAGACTTAGTCAGGACTACGGAATAGAAGTTATTTGCTTAGTTAATAACGCAGATGACTTCTTAGAGAAATTAGACGGAGTAACCCACGTTATTTTTAACCGTAACATCTCCGAGCTTATGAAGCCTGAAGAGACTATCTTAATTCTAAAGGCGAGAGGCATAAAAGTAATTTGCGATGTAGATGACTACTGGGTACTTTCAAAAGGTCATCCTTTAGAGGTTTACTACCGCAAAAGCAATATGGCAAAGTGCATACTTGCAAACATCAAATTTGCAGACCAGGTATGGACTACCACTAAAATTTTAGCGGAGAAGATAAGACCTTATAACAAAAACGTAGAGGTAGTTAAGAACGCTATTGACCCTAACGAGAAGCAATTTGCCTACGAAGACTTATCTTTAAAATTCGATACTTTCTTTTACTCAGGAGGCTCTACTCACCTTAAAGATTTAAAGCTATTAGGTAATGCCTTTGATAACGAATACCTAACCATTAAAAGCCCCAGAGTACCCAAGAGAATGAATCCGATACTCTCGCAAGTTAGCAGCATACAAGAATACGCTACGGAGTACCAGCATTGTGGAATCTGCGTAATACCTCTTAGGGATAACTTATTCAATAGATGCAAGTCTGAGCTTAAAATGATAGAGGCTGGACACTTTGCAAAGCCCGTAATAGTAAGCAACGTAATGCCCTATAACCTACTCGCTACGAATAGCAATAGCCTAAAGGTAAACGATAACGACTGGGCGGCTGCAATTAAAAAGATAAAAGGAAATTACAATATGCAGATAGAGCTTGGGTTAAAGCTAAAAGAAGACGTTAAAAGTAAGTACGATATAGTAAAAGAGAACGCCAAAAGATTACAAACATTATGAGCAAGAAAAAAACAATAAGCAACGCAGATTTTTTAAAAATTGAGTTAGAGAACGGAATAGGATTTCACAATCCTTCCTTTGTAACTTTAGCAAGCGAAACCGTAAAACAAATTAAAGAGCTACCGATTAAAAGCGTATTAGATTACGGAGCGGGTACGGGTGTATATTCGCAAGCCTATTTAAACGAAGCGTATGAGGTATTTGCTTTTGAGCTATTTAAAGAGCATAAGGATTATATTAACCTAAACGCTCCAAATGTTAGCCTAATAGAGAAGCCTATAACAACTGATTTGCTAAACTTTATAGAGACTGCCGAGCATATGACCAATGCGCAGCTTAATAAATTAATGAACGGTATATCTCCAAAGTATATACTCTTTAGTTCAACCTCTGAAAGAATACCTGAGTTTGATGAGCAATGGGGACATATTAATATAAAAGAGCAAACAGAGTGGGACTTATTTTTTGAGAAGTTTGGATACAAAAAAACAAAAGACTTGCCTTACCCAACAACCTGGTCTAAATTATATACTAAGATATGAGCGAAGAGCTGGAAAAAGAAATACGAGTAATAGTTAAGCAACAAAGCGGAGTAGTAAGCCCGCATCTTTTAAAGGAATTGCAGCTACTATCTCAACAAGACTTTAACTACCGAGTAGACATAAGCTGCGGTAAGTGTATATATAAGTATAGTGTTAAGCTATTTGATAAATATTTAAAATGACAAAAGAATATATATGCAAAAATTGCAATATAGAATTTATAAGTAATAAAGGTTGTAAAACAAGAATACCATTATTTTGCAGTAGAAAATGCTCATCTATTTTTAATTGCAAATTAAAGGAAGTAAAAGAAAAAATGTCTTTAGCTAAAAAAGGTAAAAAACCTTGGAATTTTGGTATAAAAATGTGGGAGGGCAAAGAACATCCAAAAGGCACTTTGGGTAAAAAATTTCCAGAAAGGTCTGGAGAAAATTGCCATTTATGGAGAGGTGGAGTTTCTACTGAAAATGAACTTGCAAGAAAAAGCGGAGAGTATAAACAATGGAGAAAATTAGTATTTAATAGAGATAATTACACTTGCGTTCATTGTATGCAATCTGGAGGTAAATTACAAGCAGACCATATAAAGCCATTCTCTCTATATAAAGAGCTTAGATATGATTTAGATAATGGTAGAACTTTATGCGTAGATTGTCATAAAAAAACAGAAACATACGGAAGTAAAATTTTTAAATATGGAATATAAAAAAATAAGTGAAATTAAGTTATTAGAAAACAACCCGAGGACTATATCCGATAGGCAGTTTAAAATACTTTGCACCTCAATAAAAAAGAATATAGACTACTTTGAGGCAAGACCTTTAATTCTATCCGATAGAACGGGAGAGCTTGTAGTAATAGCTGGAAACCAAAGATACAAAGCGGCTGAGAGTTTAGGACTAAAAGAAGTACCTACTTACTTAATGAAAAACTTGACCGAGGATACAGAGCGAGAGATAGTAATAAGGGATAATATATCTAATGGCGACTGGGATTTTGACCTACTCGCAAACGAATGGAATACTGAGGAGTTAGAAGATTGGGGATTAGATGGTTTTCCTTTTGAAGAAGCAACAGAGTTAGAAGCTGAAGAAGACGATTATACTGAGCCTGATAATATACAAGTAGATGTAGTTTTAGGAGACCTAATAGAAATAGGAGAGCATAGGTTGCTTTGTGGCGATAGCACTTGTAGCGACCAAGTAGCAAAGTTAATGAATGGAGAGAAAGCTGATATGGTATTTACTGACCCACCGTATGGCATTAGTATTGTTGATTCTAAAACAAATAAAGTAGGTGCTGAAAATTTAGCTAAGAATCAAGAATATTCAGCAGTAATAGGCGATGACACTACGGATACCGCAAAAGATTTTTATAATACTTGCATTTCTTTAAATATGGAAAACTTTATTATTTGGGGTGGAAATTACTTTACTGATTTTTTACCATTTTCAAAATCTTGGATTATTTGGGATAAGAGAGGAGATATGAATAGCAATAATTTTGCTGATGGAGAAATGGCTTGGTGTTCTTTCCATAGTAGAGTAAGAATATATAAACAGATATGGAACGGAATGATTAGAGAAGGGGAAAGCGGGCAGCGTGTACATCCAACACAAAAGCCAGTAAAAATGCTTGGAGAAATTATTGAAGACCACATAAAAGGAGATTTGATATTTGACGGCTTTCTCGGCTCAGGCTCAACAATGGTAGCATCACACCAACTTAAACGTAAATGTTACGGAATGGAATTAGACCCAAAATACTGCCAAGTAATAATAGATAGAATGAGCAAGCTCGACCCTTCTTTAGAGGTTAAGATTAATGGAGTAGTATATAATAAGCAAGAAAATGAACCAACAAAATCCAACATTAAAAAGGGCTATGATAGAGGCTTTAGAAAAGTCACTCGGTATAGTTACCTCAGCTTGTAAATCAGTTGGGATAAATAGGTCTACTCACTACGACTGGCTAA